ACATTAAATTGTCTGACAATTATTCATTTAACAAGCTAGATCCTGTCATGTGTATCTTACAATTTAATTAATTGTCAGAATATTATATTTCTGTTGACATCTTAGTTCATATGGACTATGATAGACTCATAAAATAAATCAAGCAACAGCCATAAGGCGGGAGGGTGAAAATATGAAGCTATTGACTTATTTAAAGAGATTATGAGATTAAAAGAGGAACAGTAAATGAAATCAAAATACACGAAAATTAAATATACTAATACCGGGGTAAAAGCCCCGGTAGTAACTCTCATGAAATCAAAACCAGATCTTTACAGGTCGGACATGATAGAATTAAACTATCCAGAAATGAGAATCAGTATAATGAGACTTGCACGAAAAACTATGTACAATCGTGCAAAATCTTTAATAGCTGTTGAAGCAGATCATTTTATTGCCTCTTTCCATGTTCATGATACTATCAATGATGCAAAGGTTATGTGTGAAAATCTTTACTTGATCATTAAAAAAGTAGAATTAGATTATCGTGTAACTACTAGGGAGTACGGCAGTATCTATGAGTATATGAAAGGTGTGATTTACAATGCCAAAGAATCCTAAAATCCCTACTACGTCAAAGGGTCTGAACGTTAACCCAAACATGCTCACTACGGCAGAAGCTTTGCAACTCCGTAGGCAGCTTGCAAAACGTCTGAATCAGCGTATGCGTAGGTTAAAGGCAAAAGGGTTTGATTCAGAAGTTGGAGGAGCGTATGCAGATTATCAAGATCTGCTTGCAAGATTTTTTCCAGGGAGATCAACCATTCCGGAAAACTTGGAAAATGAAAAGTATAAAGGCTTGCCTAGAACCCAGGTGAAAGCTATCCAGAAGATTCTGAAAGAAAAAAGTAGCACTGTGCAGGGTTGGAGAGAGATCATTGATCAACGTCAAAAAACACTCAGTACTGAATATGGAATCAATTTTAAATCAAAAGAAGAGATGAAACTATTTTTTAAATCTGAGGTATGGAATTGGATTCAGAGATTTTATGATAGTAAACAGACAATGCGAATTATCAGTCACAAACTGGACGATTCTACTGTTTCCGAGATCATAAAAGACTTAGAGAAGTTCAGAGAGCGAACAGACCCGGACATGGCTGATACGATAGCAAAACAGCTAGGCTTCTCCGGTGAAGCAGAAGCATTGAAGTACAGACCATAGCAGGGGGGTAAAGTATGGTAGTAGCAGGATATCCGGTGGTTTATTTTAAAAATTATGATTACATGCGATTATTCAATGCTAATTTTATCCGGAGATCCAATGCAGGTCATTATCTTGGTGTCTATGAAAAAATCATAACGGTAGATACGGAGAATTTTGTCTTTCTTAACAAAAGCATTGGTTTTGTCACTGATTGGACTATAACGATAGAGAATGACTGCTGCATCTATGGTAATCATGTATCAGATCTGATAGACACAATAGACAGGATATGCACAACTTTACATGCTGACGATAGCCACCTTGTACGCTTTTATGTACATAATTTTCCTTATGATTATATGTTTCTCCGTAATCACTTTTTTCAAAAATGGGGGGTTCCGGATAAATCACTTGCCAGTAAAACACATAAGTACATCTTTATGAAATGGACAGGGCAGGGGATTGAGTTCCGGGACAGTCTTATCTTGACACAGAGATCGTTAGAAAAGCTTTGTAAAGACATGGGAACCACTGAGAAAGCTGTCGGAACATGGGACTATAAGAAATTTCGAACACCGGCAAGTCCACGTACAGAAAAAGAAATAGCGTACGTCTGTACGGACACGATAAGCTTGTGCAAGGCCCTACGCAAATACATAGATCAGAGAGGCTTTAACGTGGCAAATTGTCCACTGACAAACACAGGCTTTATCCGGACAAATGCCCGGAGGAGATCAAGAAAAGATAAGAAATGGCGTAAGCAATTTGAGCAAATGGCATTAACACTTGAACAGTATGACCAGATGCATGACTGCTATCATGGGGGGTATACCCATGCAAACAGGTACTATGTTAATCAATTGATAAAAGAACCTGTTGAGTGCTATGACTTTGTAAGTTCTTATATCGCCTGGATGTGCTATTGCAAGTTTCCAATGACGAACTTTTGTTATACTAATAATATAACATTAAAGGACATTATGGAACTGAAAAAAGATTATGCTTTTTCTGGCTATATAAGATTAAAGAATCTGAGGTTGAAAAAAGACTGTCCTATGCCCCCACTGGCTTTTTCAAAAGCAAAAGTTTGTGTTTTTCCGGAAGCAAAAAGCAAAAAAGAACAGTTTCATGATAACTTAGACAATGGAAAGATTGTAAATGCTGATCTTGTCATTTATCCGTTTACTGATCCAGATTTAGAAGTCATCCTGTCAAGTTATGACTATGAATGGGCTGATGTGTCAAAGGTCATGAGAGCTACAAAGGACTACTTGCCGGAATGGTTCACTGGCTATCTTATGGAATTATTTTTTAAAAAATGCACCCTTAAAGGTCTGGACGAAGCAAACTACATGATCTCAAAAGGTGAGTTAAATGGAATGTACGGCATGACTGTACAGCAGATCATTCAGATCTTATGTACAGAGCTTATGGAATCCGGAGAGTGGGAAGCAAAAGAACCAGAGGACAGGGAGAAAGAACTTGAAAAGTTTTACCGGAATAAGAACAGCTTCATGCCCTACCAGTGGGGGGTTTTTATTACAGCTTATGCACAGGATTATCTTTTCCGGCTAGGCTCCTGCTGCCGGAGATGGTTATATTCAGACACAGATTCAGTAAAGGGAACAGACTGGGATCATGATAAACTGAACGCATTTAATCAGTTCATCATTGATATGTCACAAAAAAGAAACATCGGAGTAGTTGAGTATAAGGGTAAAACTTTCCGTCTGGGTATTGCTGAGTTTGACGGGATTTACAGTGAGTTTATAACGATGGGTAGTAAGCGGTATTGCTGCCGCTTAAAAAAAGATGCATCTTTGCATCTGACGGTTGCTGGAGTGCCAAAAGAGGGCATCTATTGCCTGGATGATGATATTACCAACTTTCGAAAAGGATTTATTTTCAAGAATGATTTGACGTTCCGCAGGAACTACCGCAGAGCGCATGATTGGCAGGAACCCAAGTGGAAAATGAAAACGGAGTATCTTTTTCATGATGGAATCAATGAACTGATCATTGACGGATGCAGGATTGAATATGGCTGTGCTATCCGGTTGACTGATACAGAGTATGAATTGGATCATACAATTCCGTATGATAAAGAAACAGGATTGCCGTTGCCATTTGAAATGGAAGATACAGTATATGAATAAAAGAAATGTTATAAATATGTAATACTTTTGTAACATAAATAAGTTAAAATATAGACAGGAGGTGTAAACTATGAAAAAGTTCTGGAGGGAAAACAAAGAAGATTTGAGCACACTTTTCTGGACTTGCATTACTTTTGCGTGCATGTTTGCAAGCTGTCAAGTCTGGATGCTGTTAGGTGATTAAGGAGGTGAGGGAAAAATGCTTGATATGTCAGAGATCTATGAAACATTGCGAACAAGCAGCTTGCGAAAAGTAACCTATGAGGATGATGAAATCAGTATCGTAGCATACAAAGTGGGAAACATAATTAGAATTGACGTAAAGGAGATTAAATAAAATGTTAAAATCAAACGTAAAAATCACTTGCAAACCTTATAATAGTAACTCAAAAACAAAAGCTTTTATTGACCTTAAACTGGATAATATACTTGTAATTAAAGGGCTTACATTGGTTGAGGGAAAAGAGGGTCTTTTCCTGTCATTTCCTAGCAAAAAGGGGAAAGATGAAAAATACTATAATTCCGTCTATTCACTTGATAAAGAGTGGTTACAGCTTTTGCAGGATGCATGTGTGAAAAAGTACAATGAATGTAACCAGAGTTCACAGCCTGCATCCTCCGGGGGTGGATTTCAGTAATGAATATCTATGATAAAAATGGCTGGCTGGACGTTTCAAGGATTGTCCACCTTGCTGATAAAAATAAAATTAACTTTATCTTCATTATTGGTGCACGAAGAACTGGTAAAACGTATGGAATCTTCCAGCATTTTATCAATGATGTGTTTTCAAAAAACGAAAAAATTATTTACATGCGCCGGACAAAGGAACAACTGGCCAAAGTATTTCTTCCGGAGTTTGACCCCTGGCTGGACATAAACAAAGATATGAACAGGTTTTTTCACTTCGAAAAACCCAGAGGAGAATATGGACGCATTAAGATCATGGAGCAAACAGAGGATAAAGAAATATATAGAGGTGAGGCATTCTGTCTTACCTCTATGTACAACAATCGTGGTTTCTCCGGTTCGGATTTCTCTGAGGGCATTTATGATGAGTTTATCCCGGAGAAGATTGCTAAGTCAATCAGTGGGGAAGATGATGCCTTTTTGAATGCTGTTGAAACCATCTCAGCAAACAGAGAGTTGCAAGGGAAGAAAGCATTCCGCTGGTGGTTGGCTTCCAATTCCAATACACTGGATAATCCGATTGTACAGGCTTTCGGATTGCTGCCAATCTTGGAGCGAATGAAAAAGAACAAGCAGGAGTTTTCCATGTTGAAAGAACGAGGAATCATTTTAGTATTGATTAATGATTCTCCGATTTCTGAAAAGAAGAAAGACACCGCATTGTATCGTGCTTTATCGGGTGATACAGACTTTGCAAAGATGGCTTTATCGAATGAGTTTGCATATGACGATCTATCGGCAATCAAATCAGAGGATATAAGACAGTACAAGCTTATTTGTGTCATTGGAAAAATAGCAATTTATGAGCATAAATCAAAAGCTCATTTGTACGTGTCGGATCATATCTCTGGATCTTGCAAGGATGTGTTTGAGGATTGTCAGCATGGAAAAGATCAGTTCCGTTGCTTTTATAGCTGGGTTGACAGCTATCGTCTGACAAATAGAATCAGTTATCAAAATATTTCTGTGAAGTTCTATCTTGACAAACTTTTTTGAAAATATTATATTTTATGTAGGTCAACGTGGCTACATCGACCGTCGGAAGCGGATGCCGTGGGGTGATTACCCGGAAGCGTTGACCTATTTTAATTTGCTTCCGGCAGAAAAGGAGATAAAAATGAAAGTAGATCAGATTTTAGAACTTGGCAAACTTGGATTTTCAAAAAATGAGATCATTGGGATTCTGAACGCTCAGAGTATGTCCGGACTTGGACAGATTCTAACTCCGGAACAGGGTACTCCGCAGCAGACTACTCCTGTACAGGTTCCAACTCCTGGACAGGATGCAACAAACACAGCATTGCTGACAGCGATCAATACTTTGACTGCTACCTTGCAGGCTGGGAACCTGTCAGCATCCGGAAAAGCTGGGTCACCACGTACATCTGACAACGTGGCAGAGGATCTTATGAAGCTTATGAATTAGGGGGGGTGTAAAATAATGGCAAACAGTTTAGCCGTACAGGATGCCTATTTAATCATTAATGATTTGTACAAGATGGCCACTGGCCGGGAGAATATCAAAGCAGTAGACACAAGCTCATTTGTCTCTGTTGGTGAAACCATGCTTCGGACAGGTGTAGAACCAACATTGAAAGCACTTAGTCAGTGGTGTGGCCGTACCTATTTTGAAATGGAAAAATACAGATCCGGAGTATTCCGGTCAATCATCGAAAACAACGAGCGTTGGGGAGCTATCACACGTGAGATCATTTCCCTGCCATTGGATGCAGAAGCTTCCCAGGATTGGAACACAGATCTGAATGAAAATCAGCTTGCTGATGGTCAGTCGGTTGACATGTACAAGATTAATGCTTCAAAAGTGGTAGAGTTGAAATTCTATGGTAGTAAGGTACTTCAGTCGCATATCACACGTTTCCGGGATCAGCTGGCACTTGCTTTCTCGAATGAAGCAGAATTTCTCATGTTTGTAAGTAGCTATATGACTGCTTACTACAATGATATTGAATCAAGAAATGAAGCAAAACGCAGACTGACGGTGCTTAACTTCATGGCTGGTATCTCCTCACTTGGAACGAATGAGGTAGATCTTGTAAAAGAATACAACACAGCTTACGGTACAGAGCTTACAAGAAAGCAGCTGTTAAGCCCGGAGCATCACAGAGATTTCATGGCTTTTGTAGTTGCCAGAATCAAGAAAGATTCTAAGAAAATGCAGGATCGTACCACAAAGTATCACATGAATCTTACTGGAAAAGATATCTTACGGTTTACCAGACCGGAGAATCAGAAACTGCTTATGTACACTGATTTCTGGATTGATTCCGAAACACAGGTATTTCCAACCGTTTTTAGTGATGAACAGTTGAAAATTGCTGACAAAGAGCTTGTAAACGGGTGGCAGGAGTTTGACAGTCCAGCAATCAATATTAAACCTAATATCATTAATGCTGATGGTGTTTCAAAGACAGCCACGACAGCGGTATCTCTTCCTTATGTGCTTGGTCTTTTATATGATCGTCGTGCAATGGGAGTAAATAATCAATGGATGTATTCAGCTACTACACCGTTCAATGCAGCAGGTGGATATTACAACATCTTCGACCACTACCGTTTCAATGCATGGAACAACTTTACTCACAACGCAATTCTGTATGTGTTAGGGGAGGGAGCATAATGATTTATTTTGACGTAACAGTTGCTGAACCTACTGTACTTCCGTTGGATGATACAGTAGGCATAAAAAGGATTGTGATTTTAAATAATGGAGATCCTAACTCTGCTACTGGGTTAATGTTAAATGATAATAGTCCTGTTTTATTGGCAAAAACAGAGCTTGTTGATTTTACTTTTCCGGAAACACCATACGGATATCCTGCCCCATCATGTTTCTTTATTTCTGCTATTGGTAATAGCACAGGTCGGGTTATGATAGAAACAAGCCCATTTGTAAATGTCAACTATTTTGAAAAAAAGGAGACCACATAACAATGATGGACACATTTTTGACAATTCTTGGCAACTATGCTTTTCCGATCGTATGCTGTTGTGCTATGGCGTACTTTGTCAAATACATGTATGATCAGACAAATCAGAGAGTTGACAAACTCAACGAGGAACACAAAAATGAAGTTGATACGCTTTCTGAAGTTATTAAAAATAACACCCTTGCGGTTGAAAAAATGAACACGTTAATCGAACAAATTGGAAAGTAGGTGCTATATGACAGCAAATGAACTTGTAGTAAATGCTCATAACTTAATTGGTACTCCTTATGTGTGGGGTGGCTCAACACCTGCACATGGTCTTGACTGCTCCGGATTGCTTTACTGGATCCAGAGGACAGTGGGCTCAGACGTTGGACGATTTAATGCAGCAACTTATGCAAATATGGGTGTAAGAATTCCAGTTGGTCAGCAGAAGCCGGGGGACTTCTTATTCTTTGGTTCACCTGTTAATCACTGTGCTATTTACATTGGATATGGAAAAATGATTGAAAGCCGGGGTGGTCGTAAAAATACGGCAGATAATCCGGGCATAGGAGTTGTGATCTCTCCGGTAACTCGCAGGCATGATCTTGTCAGAGTCCGCAGGGTATGGGATTCAAGCCCATCATACGTAGTAGGACGGACTTATCGAACACAGGTTGACCACTTGCATGTTCGCTATTCCGTTTTGGGACAGATCAAAGAATATGCACAGCTGACAAGGGATGGTATGAAACATGCTTATTCTGACGGGTGTTTGAAAAAAGGGACATCTGTCACGGTAAAAGAAATCAAAAAGGATGTTTCCGGAGCAACATGGGTACGGATTCCGTCCGGTTGGATTTGTGCTATCACAGCAAAAGGTGAGGTTTACTTATCATGACAGAGATCATCTTATATTATTTTTCCAAACGAAAAAACAGCACCAAAAGACCAAAAGAACAGGGAACTACGGTTCCCTGTCTTTTAAAATCAGATACCACGTTTCAAAATCCGGTATTTAAGTTAAAATTAGCACTGGATAGTGCCTTGCAATACAACTACTTGCAATGGGCTGACCATTACTATTTCATTAACTCAACAGTTTCACTGAATAATGACATGGTCGAGATCTCAGCCAGTGAGGATGTGTTGGCAACCTACAGGACAGAGATTGGCAACTATACATGTTTTATAGAGCGATCCAGTAAGCAGACTACGCTTGCTAATGACAGCATGTATATCCCTACAAATGACTGGGTAAGTCAGTCTACGATAGTCGGACAGCCGATAAATACATTTGTAAATGGATATGCACCAAACTATTTATTGAGAACTGTCTCAGTTGAGGGTATAAATACCTACTATATAAGAGGTAAACAACTGAAAGACTTATGCTCATTTATGTATACGTATGGATCCATTCCGGACGTGCTAGACTCAGCGATTACACGCCTCCTTTTTAATCCATTTCAATATATTCTTGACATGAAGTGGCTACCTTTTATGGTTGATAAATTTGCAAATGCACTAGACACAGTAAAGCTTGGGTACTGGGATAGCAATACAAATGCCTATTTAATAGGTGATGCGTCTTGCACTTTTTCCTACGATTTAAGCCTTGGTAATCCCTTATACGCTGATACTGATTTTAGGTTTTACAACCCTGCATTCTCAAAGTATACCGTAAAACTACCATTTGTGGGGGTTATTCCTATTAATCCAACAAAGACTCATAAGGGTCAATTAAAAGCCACTTACAACTTTGATGCTGTCTCCGGAATGGCAGATGTTTGGCTAACATCCGGATCTGATGAGTATGCTCACTTCCAATGTCAGCTTGCCGTTCCGGTACAAATTGGCTATGCTACAGCAAATATTGGTCAGCTTACTACCAGTTTGATAGACGTAGGAACTAACCTTGCTTCCGGTAATCCTATAGGAGCTATCACAAATACGTTGGGAGCTTTTCAGAGTTTAACATCTCCGGAGCCTAACATGGTAGGCACTGTTGGAAATATAACTTCTATCTTAAATAATATGGAAGCAAACAGCATCTGCCACGCCTGCACAAGCTTAGACCCAGACGGAGCAAGTGAGGGATATGTAGATGGTACTGTCCGGTTAATATCTGGACTGGCAGGCTTTGTAAAGTGTCGGAATGCATCTATCCAGATTGCAGGATTTGAGGGAGATCATGAGCAGGTAAACAGTTACCTAAACAATGGGTTTTATTTTGAATAAAGAGAGGGGATAAACATGTGGACACCATCTAATTTTGACAAGATAAATATTTGTACAAATTATTTCCAGCCATCCGGAATTAAGGTTGACAGCTTATATACAGACACATTTGACCGGATGCTTTATGAGCGTGTATCTTCTATCCTAGATATAACATACAATGGCAGCATTGACATTGACTACTTTAAATATTGCTTACTTTTTGGCGGCTATATTTGCATCACAAACACTGCTCTTTATGGGTTGATTGCACAGTACCCCATGCTGACAGGGTATAATATCTATTTCAAACCAACGACAGCAAGCATACATACGTATGCAAGTAATGCCATGATTGATCTGGAAGATATGGAGATCGGGAAAGATTGCTCTGTCATCTATCTAAGACCTACGTTTTGCGGGATTGGGGATATCATTGGATTTTACAGCTACAAACTGGCACTTGTAGCATCTGCTTTCGATATGAATGTATTTAATTCCAAACTTGCTTTTCTGATAGCTGCGAAAAACAAAGCATCAGCCCAGACATTGAAAAAAATCTATGACAGCATACAAGCAGGGAACCCAGTTGAGGCTTTTGATGTATCAATTAAAACAGAGGACAGACAAGGGAGCAAACAAGATGCCTGGGAGTCATTCAACAAAGATCTGAAACAGAACTTCATTGCTCCGGAACTGATTGAGGTATTTGAGAAACTTCTTGATCAATTTGATACCGAGGTGGGTATTCCATCTGTTGGATCTGATAAAAAAGAGCGACTGAATGTACTTGAGACAAGCAAAAATGATGCAGAAACCGTAACACGGTTAACTACTTGGCTGGAGACCATGAAAGCAGGAGTTGACATGACAAATAGGTTATATCCAGAAATAAACTTGTCAATCAAGATCAGAAGTTATGAGACAGCGGAGGTGAAAACATATGGGGCTTTATAGAGTAACGATAGCAGGGCTTTATGAATGGAACAATACCCTTTTTGATAAGATGGAGTTTCCAGAATCAGCAGACAGACAGAATTTTATCGACAGCTTGCTTTTGTCCTATGGTGATTGTGAGCCACTTTATCCAGACTGGGATTTTATGCATGAAAATGCTATTCCTGCATGGAGCAAGAAATGGAAAAGGAGCATTGACAAGGTTTATAATGTGTTAGAATTAACTAATTATGAACCACTTGAAAACTATGACCGTCATGAAGAATGGACAGATAGCCCAGATATGACAAGAACAAGCCAGACAAGCGGACAGGATATAAACCGGGCAGAAGCAGGGCAGGGAACTACTACGACCAACTCTGGGGCAGATACAGCCAAAAATGATGTGAGTGCATTTAATGATGCAAACTATTCCCCTAACGAAAAAACAACTACAGAGTATGGAGGTAGCACAAAAGTACAAAGCTCCGGTGAAAATAAAAATACGTTTGAATATGGCAAAGGTGAGACAAACCGAGAGACAGGACAGAATAAGCATGTCGGACATATTCATGGAAACATAGGTGTAACCACTTCGCAGATGATGGCCTTATCTGAGGTGCACATGCGGAAGCAAAGCTTTATTGATTACTGTACTGGACTTTTTGCTCAGGACTTGCTTTTATTAATTTATTAAAGGAGGAATGATTTATGTTTTTCAGATACCCACACAGTTCAATGCAGGATTTAAATTTGGACTGGCTGCTTAAAATTGGCAAACAGGCTGACAAAGACCATGAAGAGTGGACACATATTAAAGATACTGCTCAGACTATGATTGATGAGGCCATCCAGAAAAGTTTGGATGATGGTGAGATTGGAAAAGTAGTAAATAATGC